ATCCCCTTAGGCACATGCGTGGCACGGAGGGCCAACCTCTGGAGAGCACGAAGAAAATTAATACAACTTCACCATGACCAAAGTGTACGAATTAAACTTAACAGCATCTTTCGATGTAGCTAAGCTAATTGACGCGCAAATTGATCGAGGATCTATTGTAAAGTACCAGGATTTAGCAAGTAAACTCCTTCGTAATGAAGGTAGTAAACAAGCGATCAAAGTACTTAAAGGTTATTACCTTATTGCTACAAAAGTAGCTTTAAGGCAACCCTTTGTTCCTTTGCCCTTTAGGCGTTCCAGAAAAGACGGCTTTCCAAGAGATTTACTCCCTTGGCGTAAGTCGTTGATTTCTGGAGATTACCGAAGACGGCAAGCAGCACTAACGATCTTACGATCGTATGTACTGTTATACGGTCCTCTGGACATGTCAACCGAGACTATTACTAGTCCCGGCCAAGACATCCATTCAGAGTCCTGGCATCCTAAGTGGCTTACTTTCTTAGACAAATGGTCTAAGAAGCTCGCTAGTCCAGATCTAGGGTGGGATACAAGCAGAATATTGGGTTCAACTAAGAGTGGTCCAAACGGACCATCTCTCTTAGCAGCTCATATAGACTGTATATCTCTTAAGAATGATAGTAAGTTATGGGAACACTTTGAAAGTTATAACCTGTTGATGAAACAGGAAAACCTGACAAAGTATGTCACCGACTTATATCAAACTGTCCTAGATACACCGCTCAAACTTAAACCAACACATTCTAAACTGAGTTTCCTCAGGGAAGGTGGAGGTAAGACAAGAGTGGTTGCCATAGGCGATTATTTTACAAGAGAAGCTTTAGGTAGCCTTCACAGGCACCTTCTGTTTACTCTTAGAAAATTTCGCACTGATGGTACGTATGACCAAAATCGCGTAGCGGTTATCACCCGTGAAGCGACAAAGTCAAAACGTGACATCTACTGCTTTGACCTTTCATCTGCGACTGATAGATTCCCTGTATTACTACAGGAAGAACTACTAGGTCACATGATTGGAAAGGAGGCAGCACTGGCCTGGAAGAATCTCGTTTCGGACAGAGCCTTCCGTCTTTCAAATAAAGACATTAGGTACGGTGTTGGACAACCAATGGGGCTTTTCACCTCATGGCCGGCCTTCACCCTAACGCACCATGCGTTCGTTGAATTCGCAGCATCCTTATGTGGCTTCCGCCACTTTGAGGACTACGTTATTCTCGGAGACGACATAGCTATCTTCAATGAAAGTGTAGCCTTGCAATATGAAAGGTTACTCAATTCGATCGGGGTTCCAATCTCGAAAGAAAAGAGCACAATCTCTCATAAGGATGATCTCAACTCATCTGGTGAAATAGCCAAAAGGCTTTTCATAGATGGAGAAGAGATTTCTCCTATACCACCAGACATTATAGTTAAGGCAAAAGGAGACGTTTTACTGTTTCCTATGCTTATAAATGTAATGCTGGCTAGGGGTCTCAGGTTAACACCTCAGACAGCCGGGTCCCTTCTTAAACGCTGGCGTAAAGCCAAAGCGGATAAGTTTCTACCTCTCTTAGTAATTCCTCCCGGATTACCTGGCCATATCAAATGGTCAGATGATCTTAACACAAGTGCCTTGGGCCCGACGACCAATACTGGAAGCGGTAACCTTTGGATTAACACTTGGGAAAATTATGACATTGCTGTCATAATGAGAGAATTCAC